TTTCAGGTGTAAAGCCTAAACTATTTTCTTTTGTTGCTAATCCATCAACTAAGGCTTTTGTATTTGCATAAGTAGTTGTTGAACTTGCTGTATATGAACTTGATTTATTTGCTACATTCTCAGGTGTGTAACCTAAAGCAGTAACTACATTAGTAATATATCCTTGACTTGTAACCCATGCTTGAGTAGCATAACCTGTTAACGCTGTAGTAATTTGACTTGCAACCGCTGAAGTTGTAGTGTATATTGTATCAAAGTAAGTTTTTAAAGTAGCTTTGATATTTGACCACGTTAATCGTTTCCACAATGAATTAGTAACGTCATACGTTAGTACGCTATCTGTATCTATTGGAGTTGTATAATTAGTTGAGCTAACATTATGTAATTCTTCTAATTCCCACCCATTCATTACTTTTACATACAACTTACCATTATTAGCGTGTGCGTATTCCACGTACCCAATAATAACAATATGCTGCGGAGCTGTAGGTTTAACATTAGTTAATCGACCAGCAACTGTAGGACTTAGATAAATTACATCCCCATCAACCCATGTTTCACCTTGTAAAGAACCAGTTGTATTAATGTTTTCAATCTGACCAACTGTTATAATAAACCCCTCTTGATTTGTAGTTATTGTTTCAATTACTAAACCAATAGTGTCGGCTGAATTATTATCGTTATTAGCTTGAGCTAAAGCAACCGCTAATCTTTGTCCTTGTGCGCCACTTACCCTTACTGCTTGGTAAGCTGCTTTAGTCAATGTAGTGTTTGGAGTTACTTTGTTTACTACCCTAGCAATTACGTCCACACCGTTTTTTAAAATAACGTTTCCACCTTTTACAGTTGTTTAACTCCTGCCTATTGTATCATTCCAACGAGTTGTGCCTACAGCCGCTGTTCCTGTAGGTGTTATATCTAAAGTAACTTGTCCGGCTTTTATTTCGTACTCACCTAAATTTACATTTTGATTAGCACCAGTATAAGGCACTAAGTTAGTTGTATCACCGCCATTGATAGGAGTTAATAAACTTAATTGTGTAACCCCATCGCCAATGTATAAATCTTCGGTTGTTTCATTAAATATAAATTGTCCATTTTTTAAAACTAAAGTAGTATTGGCTGCAAAGAATGCTGCATCTTTTTTACCTACTCTTATATCTACGTTTGCCATTAATTAATTGGGTCTATAATTGTTGATGTATTGCCTGTAATTGTATCTATTATTTCCTGTAAAACTTCTACAGTATAAGTTCCGCTTGTTGTAAATGTTTGTAAAGTATTTCCGTTTTGGTCTTTAATCTCAACTACAAACGCTGTAGTTCCGCCACTTGTTTGTCCACCTACATAAATGTAATTGCCATCAAATATGTTTCCGCTATTGATAGGTAAATCACAACTAAATCCAGCTATATGAGAACTTAATGTTATTTCAAAAAAGAAACCACTAACCATGTCATCTCTATCCTCTGTATAATCAGTTAACTGAGTGTTTCTGCTTATTCTTAAACCTATATCTTCATTATCTGATATTTGCTCTAAATAATTTAATAAGTCAAAAGCTATTTGCTCACAATCACTTAAAACGTGGTTTTCGTTACTTTCGTCTAAATTAACTTTGTCACTAATGTCAATAAGAAATCTACGTTCAACTACATTATCAGTCATTGCTACATTTTGTAGCGAACACCAAAGCAAAGGATATTGGATGTTTTCCGATGCTCCAACCTCCCACTTATCTCCAAAATAAAAGCTATTTAGTGCTTTGTGTTTTGAAGTAAAGTTTTTTAGTATCTCGATTGTTTGGTTTAATGTTAGCATAAATTGGATTTAACTTTTTTAATTTTTCAAGCATTTGTTTTTCTTTGTCTAGTTTTTTCATGCTGAATGGCTTTTGCGTATCATATTAATATACTTCTTTTGTTCCCAATCTAAATCATTAAAATCATCCGGTAAATAAATGCCTGTAGTGTATGCGCTATCAGTACCATTTAACCCATCGCATGAACATTCTAAATACTTTGGATAAGTGCTACTATTATCAATTAAGTATTTAATCAAAAGCTCTGAGTAATGTTCAGCTTTAATACGACATCTATCCATTAAATACTTTAAATCATTTGTATCAATAGCCTGTGAATTTTCACTACTTTTAACCATGATACCTTTATTCTCAAAACGGAATTTTAATAATGGTAAGGCTTCCATTTGCACGTACCATAAAAGCATTTTTTGTATCTTATAAGTAATTAAATTACTGTATGCAGTTGTTATTGGTGTGCTAGGTGAAGCGTTATAATTAACTATTGCAAGTTTTAAATCTTCATACAACGGAGTACCTACAGCTTGTTGTAAATAAATATCTTGACACATGATAATTGTAGGTCTGATTAATTCAAAATCAGCATTATCATTTATTACTGAATTATCTTTAAGATAATCTTGACTTATAAATAAAACGTCCTCTGTCATTTTTTCTTAATTACTTTAACTGTTTTTGCACTCCAAATATGTCTACAGTAAGGAGTTGTTTCACCTGTATTACCATTGGTATAAAAGCCACCTCTATAACTCCAAGCATTCATTCCAAACTCATTATTTAAGCTATCTATTTTTTCAAAAGTATAATGCTTAGTCTTTGTTATTTCTAATAAGTCTGCACAAAATTCTCTAGGTTTAATACGTTTGCCAGTTTTTGCATTAGTTGTTGGCATCCCTTCGGCTAACTTATATTTGTAAACAGTTCTAATTTCTGTTTCACTAACTGGCTCTGTTTCCTTTTCTAAAGCTTTTTCATTTGGCACATAACCACTTGCTGTTTCAACTAGCAACCCTCTTGTTTTAATACGTTGTAAGGATTGAACGATGTCTAAATAGTTTTGATTTAATTGTTTCATTAAATTTTCAATCGTCAAAGTTGGGTTGCCTTTAATAGCATTTAAAACAGCACTATCTAAATCACTAACTGTTATGATAGTTTCAAAAGCCATTTTAGCAGCTTTTAATTCATATCTAACCGCATCGTTGCTATCGTGTATATGTACATCTTCCTCAAATAATACCTCGCACTCAAAATCATCTTCAGCCAATTCTTTAAACTTAGCTAGTATTTCAGCTTCACTATATTGTTTGCTTAATTGTTGAGGTTGCTCAACTTCAATTCCTAATATTTCTTTTGCAGCATTGGTATCAATACCATACGCTTTTACCCTAGTTATTGCCAACGCTTCTGGCAATTTACCCTTATTATAATCACGTATAATTCTATACAAGTCTGCATTTTCTGAAGCACTTAAACCACGTAAAGCATCATTACTTTCACTTGCTTCAACTTGAACAGGTTGTCCGTTCGTGTCCACTTTTGGAGCTGTTAATGGACTATAACCTTTTAATTCTCTTCGTTCATCCTGAGTTAAATCAGGATCATTAGATAAATCTAAACCTATTGGTTTTAATGTTTCAAATTCTAAATCTATTGTTTGCCCTATTTTAAGTTCAAATAAATATTCAATAAAATTAGATAATTCTTTTTGACGTGGCTTAGTATATGTATTTAAAAATAGTTCGTAGCTATCATTTAACGATACACGTGTACCTAATTGCCCTTCTTGTTTGATACCAAATAACTCAGGGTTTGTTATGTTATGACCTACTATTATTTTTTGTTGATACCTCTTAGAAATAAACTCAAATTTCTTATCTAAGTCATCTACATTTAAAGCACTAATTTGAGCAGCCTGTCCATCTTTATCGGCATAATTAATTACAACCTCACCAGCATTTTCAACACCTGTTAACGAGCTTGTTAACTTATCTTTGATTATTCTTTTATTCTCAGGTGTTGGCTCACCATTAAAGAAAGTAACTAAAGTACCGGCACTAAAGCCTTTCATAACATAGTTACTATTGAATGTACTTACATCAATATCAGATTTAATTTCTTTTAAAGCACCTTTGTACTCTGGCAATACATAAGGCATTTTGTTGTTATACTTTGGTTGGTAATACTCAAATTTTAAAAAGTATGTCCCAGCTTCGTTACCAACTTCATATCTTTTATATTCCGTTATTTCGGCTTTGCGGTCTGAAAAATCATTACAATAATATAGTATTGAACTATCTTCATTTAGTCTGCAATTAGCGTAATTTAAATGAAAGTACTCTATTGGCACACCTTGTAAGTTAGTTACAACTTGAACATAAAAGCTATTAAACAATTCACAATCTAAAGATATTTTTTTACCAAATTCGTCAAATGTTTCAAATCTATTTATCTTATTAGTAAATAAATCAAATGATTGCTGTAAGGCTTCATTTGTAGGTTTTAAGCCTTCGCCATATAAATAACGTGCTTTAGCTCCAACAATAGCATTGTGTTCAGGATGTTCGTTAAAATAACGTATTAACTCATTTGGAAAATCATTTAACTTTCCGAATTTTACAAAGCCTTTTACCCTATCTTTTTCCATTACAGGTGCTTTATATTCACCGAATGTTAAATAAGCAATTTTGTTTTCAGGGTCTATTATTTCAAATTTAGCCATTGAATACCTTTATGTTAGGTTTATTATAATCAAATTGTGGTACATCGGTCGAGCTACCTATAACATCAACTCTTCCATTTTCAACAAGGTTTAAGCCAGTTGTATCTTTATTAGTACTACTAGCTTGTTCGTATATTTCATACTTCCAAGTCCCAGCGGTTAAACTAACATTTGTAGGCTCAACAATTACAAATTCGTTATATCTTAATTTGTTGATGCTTATATCTGTAGGTATTAATTTTTTTACTGTATTTTTTTCGTCCGAGGTAAACACAAATAAATAGTAAGGATTGGTAATAGTTGTTTTTTCCGATAAGGTTAAAATGACTGTATTACTTGTGCCTTTATTTATTAAAATCATATTTATATGTACACTATTTTAGTAAAAAGTATATATTTGCAATATGAATTATAAAATACGAGCAAACAAATTAGTAAAAAGATTTGCTGAAGAAATGGGTATTATTCCACCCCTAGCAAAAGCATCTGTAATTACTTATTTAACTTACACGATTGAGAATGTAAACCAATCTGATAAATTTACAGATGAGGAAAAAACACGTATTGTAAACGATTATACAAAAACTTTAAATGCTTTGAATGACAATATTGTGCAAAGTAACTAG